CTTAGGAGAATTTACCCATCCTCCCCAAATGTACCCAACAAGGCTTCCGGCGGTGGGATTAGCTGTGTATTGCAAGACAGAGGCACTGTAAGCTGGATTATTACTGTTGTGTGAGACAGCAGTTGGAGCAGCAGAAGTGCCGCCAGTGTTAGCAGTAGAACGCTTTGCCAGGAAAAACGCATTGACACCTTCCGTGGTTTGTGTGGTAGATATGCCCATTCTCAGCACATAGACGTTACTTGTTGCGCTGCCCGTGATGCTAAAGATATCAACAGGTGCAGTTCCTGGAGTAAAGGCCGTAGAGACGGCGCTGTAGGTGTAATTGGTTCTATATGTTGTCATTAAGCCACCGTTATATTGCCCATTGAAGACCGCACCACAAAGACGGTGTTTGCCGTAACACAGATAAGTTCGATACAGTCATACTGATTAGTTGAAGCCAAGGACCCTGCACTAGAGGTAACAGAGCTTCCTAGGTGTGCTGTCTGGCCTGTATTCATCTGAACCAACCAGCCACTGGCACTTTTACCCACGACCGCGAAAGTGTCACCCACGGCTGCTGTAGCAGGTACATTAAGTGTCACCAGACCTGCGTTATCTACCACATAGCCATTTGATTTAACTAAGGTAACGGGCGTTGTAGTCTGGTCTGTCCAAGACATTCCACCCACTACTGTGGCAAAAGACAAAACCCCAGATGCATTGGTAGTGAGCGCCTGGCCATTGGTGCCGTCTGCTATAGGCCATGTCCAAGTAATGCTCGACGCCATGGCACCTGCTTGGATAGCCGCAAAGAAGGTATTGGCTTGATTCCAAAGCTTCACAGAGCCCGCGTTAGTTGCGCCCCGAATGGATAAGCCACCTGTTCCTTTTGGCAAAATACCCACATCGATATTGGTGTCGGTACCTTTTGCTTGCAGGAGTGGCAGACCGATAGTACCCGTAGCCGCTGAGATAGCCGACAAATAATCTACCGCGACCGCAGGAGAGGCATCTACCTGAAACCCTCTTAGGGCATTTGTAGAGAAGTCGAGGGTATTGGCTGCGCTATGCCACATCCCCGTATCTAAGTCGCCAGTAAACGTGTAACTCGGCGTACCAATCAGACCTGCGCCATTGGCAATGGAGTTAACGAGGGTTAGATTACCTGAGTCATCCTCAAGTATCGTGCCATTTTTGACTAAGCGACCCGTGGTTCCATCCCAACGAACTAAGGCGTTGTTTGTAGAGCTGGTAGGACCCACAACGTCGCCAGGCTCAAAGAACAACGTGATAGAAACAGCTGGTGGGTCAGCTGTGACGCTGCTTACGGTGTACAATGCCTGGTCATCGCTACCAACCACGTAAATTAAGTCGTTAACCCGCAATATATTGGCCAAGGACGCGAAGTAATTGGCAACGGATATATTTGCTAAGGTCTCACTTCCTGACTGGTAGCTATAAAGGCCCGGGGCACCCGTCACAGTACTGTCTTGCAGTGCATATGACGGGATGACACCTGATTCCGATATGACCGCCCAGTTATTTGGGTTAAAGGCCATGATCGATCCTTATGGGTTCACACTCTCATCGGAGTTAATGAAAAACACGCCTCGGTTATCCACGGTGACAGCGCCAGCGAAGAACAAGCCGTTAACGAACCAAGTGGTTTCACGAGGCAAGTAGTTGACTTCAGTACGCATGTCTTGACCGATAGCCATGCCCATGGCCATTTTGTGCCAAGCGTAGTTGTTCCGTACGTTAGCAGCGGTAACGCCCAGAGGTAAGCCGCCTTCAGTCATGTCTGGGATTACAATTGGCATTAGGCTTAATAGCTGCTTGTAGTTGATGTCTCCATTGGCCACCAAGTCATTGCTGGTGTAGAAGCGTGAGATGATATGGTCATCAGCCAATAAGGCCCGTAAGCCGTTACCAGATAAGGCCATGAACCTGTCTCCGATAGGTACCGCATCTTGCTCGAAGTACTGCAATACGTTACGCAGCTTGGCGTAGGACATATTGGTACCCCCGGCTGCGATGGTGCTTTGAGCAGAACCACCAGCACCTAAGGCATCGATGATGATTTGGTCAGCTCGACGGCCGATGGCCATGGCCACAACCATTGCCAGCTCGCGTTTCGTGTCGAAGTTGACGGTTAAGTCTTGGATTTCGTCGACGCCCGTTCCGGCAGCGTACTTCAGAAGTGTTGCTGTTTGGGCGGTGAATCCTGGGTCTTGGATAGCAATGGTATTTTGGTAAGCAACGTTGTTGGCGATTACCTGGCCGACCTTACGGAACTGGCAAGTGTTGCCGATGACATCGGTTCTGATACGAACGGTGTCACGTAGTAAAAAGCCTCTCGAGCGATATTCAATCTTAACGAGGGCGTCAAATTCTGTTTGTTGGACGTTACTGAGCGATAAAGACATTCCATGTCTCCTTAATTAAAACAAAACAAATCCGTTGCTTCGTTTATCTCTTAAGGGTCAATGGGTGTCAGATTATCCTTTCGGGTCCGGCCTCAATGATTGGCCACAGCGATAAATGGCAGTAATTACAATTAGTCTATACCGGGTCTATTGGTTTGGCAACTTATCTACTCTTCGCCAACTACCTGCGATATCTCCTGTTGCATTTTAGTCCTATAGCTCGCATCTTCATAATAGCGCGTTCTATTCTGGTAAATCTCTTCATGAATTTCTGGCAACGTGCGAAGCTTAAACTCAGGGGCTGCCTCTGTAGACCCGGGTACCTTGGTCTGCGCGTGAACACCTCTTTGCCTAACTTCATCTAACATATTGATGAACTCAGCCCTGACTGGGATATATTCAAATGCCTTATAAGATTCTGGTGTTAGGTTATTCTTAGCCCAGTTCTGCACGGTCTTCACCTTCTCGATACCATTGGGCCCCAGCTTAGCAATTTCCTTATCTACATCTGGCCGCTTAGAGCGCTCAATTTCAACATAAGTTTCCATGGTCTTCTTGAAAGCTTCTTGGCTTAAACGATTTTCTTTAGCGTAGATTTGGAACTCTTTGAGGGCCTGGTTGTCTAAGTCCAGTTCCTTAGCCAGTTCACCAAACTCGTACTGCTCTGGAGCGCCCTGTTGAGCGCCTAAGGTCTTGCGCAGAGAGGGATAAGCCTTTGCCTGCTCTGCTGCGTTATTGAAGTTAGAAAGCAGCCAGTCGGGTCTTGGGCCTTGTCCGGGCACACCATCCATCAGGAACCATTCGGGGGTTGGCGCAGCAGGGGTGTCGGGTAATTCGTTCGCTAAATCGGCAATAGACTTTTCCTTAGTCATCGTTGGCCTCCTTGATTAATCCTTGCTTGGTGCCTCATTCCATTCTCAATCGTTAACCCTCGCATGGCCGTGCGAAAGCCGTCCCACCAAATAGCCAAAGTGCTGGCATTTGGGTCTGTCGGGACAAAATGGGAAGGCAAAATGAATCTTTCACGTACTAGGTCAGCTAGAATTTTGCCATCCTTTAGCATAATGAAGATTTCAAAGCACAGACGTTCAAACTCAATTTGCTTCTCTTGCTTGAGTTTCTCGAGCGCTATGTTTCCCTCAAATGGGTTGGGCGGGGGGTTGAGAAATGGGTTGTCCTTGTTCACTTTGCATACCTTCCATGGCTAACTGCTCTTGTTCTTGAGCTTTTTCTGATTGTTGTTTCATAAATACTTCCATGTCTTCCTCAGACACGACAACACTTGGGTCGGCACCACATTTCTCGCGCACCCATCCTGGGAGCTTGACCGGGTCTATGGTAACGGGCGCCGCGTCGCCGTTAACAAGTTGCATGACTTGGTAGAACTGAACAAAAGCTTCCAAGTCTTTTTGGCCTTGTTGAACGGCTAAGGGCGACTTATAACTTATTTGGATTTCACGGCCATTGATAACCAGCTTTTCAATGAGTCCCCGCTGTTGAAGCAAGAACACAACGCGCTTGAGTATCTTGGCTAAGAACTCCTGATTTAGGCGAGTAAAGGAGGGGCCAATCTGCTCTGCCAAATTCCGTTGGCGTAATGCTAATTCCGTAGCTGTCCTAGTGGGCCCCGAGACTGGAGTTAGAGGGTCGGCGAAGAGTAGTTTGTTTATCTGCTGCCGTAAGTCAAAAGAAGACATCTGCATAAAAGCAGGGTTAGCCGTGTCTGGAAAGGGCTGTATTGGCCACTGACCTGAGCTATTGGGCGAAACGGGTATAATCGTATTGGGCTCTAACTTGAATGTCCAGGGATTAAATACGCCGTCTGAGTAGCCCATATAAGGCTTGGAGAGGTTAAAATTGGCAGACGCCAGTTCTATCCGATATATCTCTTGGAGCGAGAGTATAGTGGGTAGGGCCTGAATAACTGGCCCTCTGCCGTAAATCTCATTGGACACCTTGGACCAGCGGAATAGAATCCAAGGGGAGTCTTCCATCCACTCGTCAACAAACTTGGCGTTGTCGTAGAACACCACATAACGGTAGCGTTTGCGGTAAGGATTACCCGGGTAACAGATAGTGCCTTCCGTTAAGCTCTTAAGGGTAGCATTTTCATCCTCTCTGAAGAGCATCTCTACTTCGATGGGAAGCTTGGCTTGAGGCCACAAGACTTGTATATCGGCAATGCGGATTTCGTCCCACCACCGAAATACAGTCTCTAGCTTATTGCCCGCTGTCTCTTCAATCGCGATACGCGCTAAGGGCACCGAGAAGAATTCCAAAGGTTCATCATCTGAAGGGCCTGGATTACAGAGCATACAGCCCGTACCGATAGCCAAGTCGTAGAGGGCTTCGTTAACAATCAGGTCGAAGTTGGAATTACGCAGATAGAAGTAAACTTGGTCTGATATTTGTTGGAGCCGGATATTTATTTCTTCTTTCTGGTCTTCTGGTACCCCAGGACCCGCTTCAAAGAGAAACCAGCGTTGATCGGGAGGACAAAGACCCCCATGTATTTTAGAGACGAAGTTCTCAACGGCAGCAATACTGGTGGAATCCCAGACACGTGCGTTCTTCTGAGCCCCTTGATATTGCGAAGTCCAGTAGAACAGGTTACGAGAAGGCACGGTGTAGTGGTAACAGGCTTCTAATAAGGCTATCCACAAATCAGCCTTAGACCTGGCTTTCTTGTACCTACGTTTGATTAACTCTAAGTCTTGGGTGTCTGACATTAGCCTAGGTGCTGCCCCAGTTGCCCGCTTGGGTTCTGCTCCCCAAAGATACCACCCCTAATGCGAGAGCGGGAAGCCCGAGCCACGCCTGCCTGGAGCTTGTCTTTGGCTGCCTTTAACTGGTTATTGATTCTGTCTTGTTCACGCTGCAAGAGGCTTCGTTGCTTCTCATACTCAGCGTTCTGGGCCCCTTCCTGCTTTTTGAGCTCCTTCTTACCACGCCTTGCCTCATCAGCGGCATTCCCGAGCGCATATCCACTCACGGCCCCAGCGGGACCACCCAAGATACCCCCGGCAATAGCGCCGATAATTCTTCCTAATCTTGCCATTCCTGCATCCTTACAGTTTAACAATGACCCATATCACATAGGGTTCGTTGGTAATATCCTCTTCCCGAGTGACGTATTTAAACGTCATCTTCGGTTTTAGCAGCTTTTCAAGCTTACTGAGCCGTGCCGTTATTGACATGCTGGGCTTCCAATGCCTCTAAGCGTTTCTCAATCTCCGTCATAGACTCTATTTTAGCACCTGCCCCTACGAAGTTCGCTAGCTTTAACGCTTCATCAGGGGTTATTTCAGCGCGACCCAAGGCCGCAAGAACGGCGTTGTACTGGCCCCTAAAGGTAGGCGCTTCTGCCATTCCAGGCACCGAAATAAGGCGTGAGTCCGTCATGTCAAACCTATTCCTCATCTGCAAACGCCAGGCATTGGTGTTGAACTTTGAGTCATTCAAAGACCGCTGACCGTAACTTTCCCACCAATGTTTAGCCAATTCATGGGCAATTTCAGTGGCCTCAAGGAAGTCGGGAAACTGTTTGCGCCAGGCATGCCAGGTGCGACATGACATTTTGAAGTGGGCGCAGAAGGCGGCTATCCCACCGCCTTCAGAAAAAATCTGCATAAGAACAGGGATATGCTTTGCTGGGTCATATAGCCAATTCCCAGCCCCTGTACCGCCGCGTCTTTTTGTGCGCTCTTCCTTGATGCTCATGGCTTTATTGTATATCAACGTTTAAGCTTTGTCTTCTTCTGGGTCCTCTGGAGGATAGAGCCCATATTGGCTTTTGATTAATCCTAGGGCTTCAGGGATCGAACTGCCTCGATTTAGGTAGGTCAAGAACACGCCTCGTAGGTTATCTGGGTCTATTCCCTCATCAGGCTTATGCTTCAACACAAGTTCCCATAGGCTGTTGATGGACTCGTGCAGGTGGTTACCGTCAACCACGTCCTGCCAGCTTTGTATACGGCAGCAGCTTTGGCACATAAGGAGTTCAGCTATGCGGTACTTCTCCTGGGTGTTCCAACGCGTCACTAGCCATAGGTGTTTGCAATGCGGATCGAATTTCATCTTGTTTTCCTTGTTCTTGGAGGAGCAACTTAAGTCCCTCAGCATCCTTCAGGAGGCCCCAGAGTTTCTGCTCCTCTAGGGCCCGGCATATCTTTTCCAGTGTCTCGATTTGATTACTCATTGGCTTGTTCCCATTGGCCTTTGTCTTCCTCGGATTGCTGCGTGTTCTTTTCGAGCTGTTTGTAATGCGCGATTAGCTTTAACGCATATTCTTGTGGAATCTTGGTTAAGTCTATCGTAGCATCTTTTGTCAGCCCTCTTTTGTGTAACCCGGTAAACCAAGATTGAACCTTTTCCTGGGGCACCTCAAAGGCAAGCAGATAATGACCCAGTTCGCTTAAAGTCTCAGGATGAACCAGCTCCACAGGCTTGGGTGAAACAGGCTGAGGCGTAGGAGTGGCCTGCTTTTTTGGAGCCTCTTCTTTTATCGCTGCATCATCGTCAGTCTGCGTTATACCCAGCAGGGCTGTCAAACTGTACCTGCGCATGTAAGTTATAACACCGCCTGAGTCTTGTGCTTTGTTGTTTCTGCTTTTTTCAGGGACGTCAAAAGCCAGGGTCTCGCTAATCCATTGCCCCGAAGCGTGCATTAGGACAGTTTCTACGCTGATTTTATCTCCCACTGTTCCGCATAACTGGGTCACAGAGAGGTTGTTCTTGGCTAAAAGTGGTCTGGCAATTTCTAACACCGATCCAAGGGTGGCGTACTTATACCCATGCCCCTGTGTGTCCTTATGTGCATCGATTATCTCGCCTTGAAGGCAAGAAAGCGCTAGGGCTAACTCATTGATATTTTCGGATTTATTCATTTTCATTTCCTTGTTGACTTCGCTGTTTATCGAATGTATATTGTTACATATCACAAGTGGAGATGTCAAGATGCAGAAAGAAAATAAAACAACAATAACGGTTCGGATAAGAACCGAGCAATACGAACGGCTTTTAAAGTTGGCAATGAAGGACTCTAAGAAGCGTGCTGTTAGTGTAGGTCAATTGACCCGTGCAGCAGTAGAGGATTATTTGGAAAAACGGGAAGGAAAAGGAAATGGCAAAGAAAAAGAGAGTGCCTGCAACACCTAAAGCAATTGCAGCAAGAATGGAAGAAGTTACACAATTATTTACAGACTTACTTGAGGAGACGCAGAATGTCTACGCCGCACTTGCCGACCAAAGAAAAAAAACCAAGTCCTGGGAAAATAAATATTACGGACTGCACCCAGAATATGCCCGAGGGAAAGGCGGAGGAAAGCATGGATTTTGTCAAAAAAAACCAAGAGGGGAAAGTCATGAATGAGAACGAATTTGTTTTAACGCAAGAGAGAATCGAAAGCCTGGAAGGACATTTGAAAACGGTAGAAGAGAAGCTGTGTGAGTATATGGGCAAGAATCCTGCATCTGACAACCCGTTTTTTATGCATACGTTTAAGCAACTAGAGCAGCGCATAAGGACGGTAGAGGATATCGAGCAGGAGAAGAGAGAGTGTAAGGGAAATCTTAGCGATGTTCTTATTCCAGAATTCGAGAAAATTGAAGAACGTTTATCAGAAGCGGCTTCAGAAATGAGAGAAGCTTTGAGAAGCATTAATTCTTTAAGACGGTTTGCTGCCAGAACGCGCTTTTCAAAGTTACTTAAACACACACAGGAGCTTCAGCAAAAAGTAAATTTCTTGGAGGCTCAGGAAAAGGCAGCTACCTAATGGAAAAAGAACAGAAGCCAATAGTCGACGCAATGCTAAGGACAAGCTTCCGGCAAGTGGTATGGAGAAGCATAGCGTTGCTGCTGATGAAGAAGGTAGGCCAACGCTTTGATGACATGGTCATTGATGCACCCAGCCACATCACGGCAGAGCAGAAGGTACAGCTCAAGCGGCAGTATGCCCAGGAGCTGCTTAAAGACGACAGAGTTAAGAAAGACGCGCAGCATGACCTAGATGATATATGTCGAATGAAGGTCGACGTTGTGGCGGAAATCTTACGACAGTACTCGCTTGATAAGAACCCAGGCGAGTCAACACACTACCACGATAGGTTATGTTTCCTGTTCGACGAATGCATATGGAACATACGCTATCTGGTAAAAAAAGGTAAATGGAAAGAGTTAGGAGTCTAGAAATGAAAGCAAGTAAGAGAGACGTGATGAGAATGCTAAATGAGTCATTCCCAATTGTAGCGGTAATTGAGGTAGAGAAAAAAGACCCTGAAGCAATAGAAGAGATAGAAAAGCTTTTGGGAGGAGACATATTGTTGAGGGCAAGCTCGTTTGCTAAGTTAAATGGAGAACCTTGCGCTGTCATATTTTTGCGCAATACCATTTCAGGAGACATGTACGATGTGGTTTGCGGGAAACTTAACATGACTTTTGGAGAGAAGTTTAGCTTAACGACCATTCACAAGCTGGCACGTGAGTCATTTGAAGGGAATATTGAGCTTCGCTTTTTGGAAGAGAAGGATAAGGTTGAGTTCATCAAGCGTCATCTCGAAGACGACGAAAAAGCGACTCATGTTTCTGAAATGCTGGAGGAGTTGTTCAAGGCTGCAAAGCAACATCTGAAGGACTAAGTAATAGCTGCCCTGGTCAATCGGCTTTAGGCCAGGGCAGCATCTAAACAGCGAGTCTAGGCACTCAGTTTAACACAAAGGGAATTACATGCACACAGCAAATGAACGACTCGAACTACTCAAATGGGTATCCGCAAACATGTCGAAGGTAGAGCGCCTTCAAACCGCAATCTCTAAGCTAGCTGACAGAGTGGTGACAGAGCCTGCCTTGCAAGACATTGAGATATGCAGTGTATTAAGCAAGTTACAGCACTTAGGCGACAGGATGAGTTATCTGGATAAAGAGATAGATAGCCAGCATTTTGTGAACGAAGGAGTCTTGAAGATAAAGGATAAATAAGCGTATAGTCACTGAAGGCCATAAAGAAGAAAGGCCCGTCCTGAAACGAGCCCTCTAAACACTGTAGCAAGGTTAGAGTACCTCAACCTCAGGACAAGTTGCAAGGGGTAGACCTGCAAATGTCCTACCTCCTTGTTGGATCGTCATGACTACTAACAGGAGACAAGAATGTCTATTGAATATATCGCCCACGAATCCGTTCACAACCACCCTTTCACCATCGTTGACAATGAGTTAATTAACTCAGACTTAGCCCCAGAAACATGCTTCATGCTCATCTACATGTGTAGTAAGCCACCTAAGTGGAAATTCCATGATCACATGCTAATGGAGAGACTTAAGTGTGGCAAAGATAAACTTCAGAGGATGCGAAAGGAAGCTCGGGAAGCGGGGTACATGAAGCTTCAGACCATACCATCCGGGGCTTCTGACGGTAAGTTCAATGGCACCTACTACCTATTCTCTTGCCGTCCAATATTCAAATCCACCGAGAGCGGGCTTTTCCGACTGTCGGCAAATCCGACTCCCGGTAAACAAGGCTCTGAAGTTAGTAATACTGAAAGACATAATAATACTGAAAGACTAATAAGCAGCACAGATTCAGAGTTAGAAAAGGAACTTATAGAGGTAGGATACACCGAAGCATCGGCCAAGATGTTGATCCAATGTCATGGCGTGGACAAGATGCGAGAGGGGGTAAGAGCAACACACAAAGAGTCAGTCGTGAATCCACGAGGATTCCTCAACACTTGGTTAGCTTCACGAAGAGGGGTGACTGTAGGCGCTGCTAATGAGCAACATGTCTTGAACCTTGAGCACAGACGACTAGAGGAAGCGCTAAGAAAGAGCGAACAGTTACTTTGTGGAGCAGTGTAGATGTATAACAAAACCATTACGTTGCCTCAAGACGCGCTTGTTCGTGCAGATAGCTACATGGGTGTGGATACTGGACTTATCGAGTCACCAGGCTTATCTGGGTGGGAATCAGCGGCATCTTTGGAGCCTACCAAAGAGATTTGCTTAGCTGATAGCGCTACCAACGCAGGTTCACTCTACCTTTATGAGCTTGGACTAGGTCTGCTATGGCCTCCCGCCTTTACAGACGATAAGCATGAGTGGATAGAAGCTGAGTTCGAGAACTTAAAGCAGTACGACACGATTTACCTGTGCTTTGCCAACGATGCGGTGGGTCAAAAGTGTGCAGCTGAAGCGTCTAGGAGATTAGGGGCTTCACGCTGTCCTTTAGTGCGTCTTCCTCATATCGATGCTCAAACTTGCTTGCAACAAGAGGTGCCCAAGGAAACCATACAACAGTGCTTCAAGGATGCAAGACCAATCGATCCAGCTGAGCTGAGACGTGCATCAAGCTACCTGGATTCGATAAAGCAGGGAATAAACCATGTCACTGATGTGCAGATGGGTTATGCGCTGCCGTGGGATAAGGCCTTTGGCACAATCAACTTTCGTCCTGGGGAGCTAACTGTTTGGACTGGCATTAACGGCCATGGAAAGTCGCAGCTGCTTGGCCATTTGATGCTCGATCAGCTTAAGCAGGGTGCTAACGTGTGTATCGCTAGCATGGAGCTGGCCCCAGTGAAGACCTTGATCCGTATGACTCGCCAAGCAGCTGCCATGAAAGCACCTACGGACGAGCACATCGACCGAATCTGCCAATGGTGGGGAAAGAAGTTGTGGCTCTTTGATCTGGTGGGAACAGCCAAGGCAGACCGCTTAATCGAAGTCTTCAAATATGGCTGTCAGCGATATGGCATAGACGTCTTTGTGATTGACTCCCTGATGAAGTGTGGGTTTGCTGACGATGACTATTCTGGACAGAAGAGATTCTTAGATCAGATCGCTGACTTCAAGAACCAATTCAATTGCCATGTGCATGTAGTAGCCCATCCCAAAAAAGCTCAAGACGAGAACACTGCGCCAAGCAAGTTAGATGTGAAAGGGGTTAGTGGCATAACAGATCTGGCAGATAACTGCATGAGTGTTTGGAGGAACAAACCAAAGGAAGACTTAGTCAACTTTGCCAAGAACAATGGCACGGAGCCTTCCCCAGAGATAGTGGCGAAACCAGATTGTCACCTTAGGTGCTCTAAGCAGCGCTTCGGAGATTGGGAGGGCGTCATAACGCTGTGGTTTGATAAAGATTCTTTGCGTTACCAGGAGCGAATGACTGACAGAGTGAATCCATTTGTTAAATAATGTGTTGACAGTGTGGCGACAAACTGACATACTACGCTGATGAATAAACTGATAAAGTTCGGATACGATAAGCTTGAGGGTATCCTCTTCTCGGATAGAGAACTATGGGTAAAGCCTGTCCTCAAGCAGTATCAACAACAAGGGCATCCTGAGTACATGGTACTAGCAGCGGAGCGTCTGGCATACATGCTGCGCAAAGACTTTAACGTGAGGAATGGGCTAGAAGATGACCCGTCCTGAACTCTATTCAGCCAAATTACACATGCGCATTAGCCCTGAGTTGATGCGCAAGCTTAAGGTAGTCGCTAGAGAAAAGGGCATTACCGCTTCTGAAATGGTACGCCGCCTTGTGCTTAACTACCTAGAAGGCTTAAGCTAGTATATACACTTTTAACTCAAGGACTGGGCCTGTGGACGCTTTCGCTTGGACGCTCTTTGCTGTCGCTGTCGTCATCAATCTTTGGGCCACGTGGTGGATGGTCAAACGACTTTGGTAGCCTCCATGACCGATAACGATGGTCTATATGTAGATCTACTTCCAGGCTATCATCGCACTGGGGTATATGGACATCTATTCCAGATGGATTACTTTCAGGATGAATCTGGGCAAGTGGTTGAGGTTGAGGTGCTTCTTGAGCCGCTAGATTTTGTGCAACGGCTACGGCCCCTACGATACAGGCGGAGCCGACTGGGAATAGTACTGGCACGAAAACGCCACCGATGCAGAGTCCTAGACCTACGACGAGCAGAGAATAGAATACGACACGCTTCTTGTTGATACGCATATGCCACCTCCCTGAATGTAATGTACACTGAGTATAGGAAAGTATGCGTCTAAAGCTGCGCAACTAAGTAAGGATTACTATGGCAGAGACCCCTAAATTCGAGCGTTCAACGCCTATTAAACCCGCTCAGGCAACCCAGGGATTTGGTGAGGTAACCAGTCAATTTGCGTCGTTCTCAAGCAATATAGGTCAGATGGGTGCGACACTCGCACAAGAGTCAGCCAATAAGTATGCCCAGCTACAGGGAATAAAAGACGCCCAGCGTAATGCCAAAGAAGGTAAGCTTAGGCCAATGTTGCCGAGCTTCACTGAGGCAGACAAGCATTACGCAGCAGCTTATCAGCAAGAGCAATCTCAGGCCATAGCGCATGAGGGACAACAGACTTTACAGGCTTATCTGAGAACCGCCTCCAAGACGCCTACAGGAGACGCTCTGGGGGATTACGAGAAGTTTGGTAAGCAGAGTATCGATGACTTGGTTAGCAAGGCACCACGGGCCGTACAACCAAATCTAAGACGTGGCCTAGAAGACGTTTACCTTAATGGCTTTAATAAGCTGGCCGATCGAGTACAGCAATCTAACAAAGAATACCTAGAATCCCAGAACGTGGCGTTTGCCAACGCGAAGTTAGATAACATAAGCGACTTGGTTAACTCTAACGATTTAAATGCAGGCTACGAGGCTTTGCAGAACTACAAGCAATTTGTGAATGAACAAGCTGAGCAATACCGCGTAACCGGAGGGCAAGCGGGATATGCACCCCATATTGCCATAGCTGCTATGAAGCAGGGAGAGGACCGCTGGCACCAGGCTGTATTTAACCAGGGCTGGAAAGAAGCAGAAGCTGAAGGGAAAAGTAGCGAGTACATAAAAAATGCTCGAGAGAACAAGCCTAAGGAAATCACGGCAGCCCAGCACGACCAATACATGAAAGGGCTTGTATCCTATGCAGCAGAGTATAATGCCGCACTAAGTGCCCAGCAAACCATCGATTATATTAAGTACGCCACCAAAGTGGACACAGGCCAGATGACTGAGGCGGACCTATTGCAAGCACAGCAGAAGATATCTGAAAAGCAAATGGCTGAACTTGAGCATCGAATAGCTACCCGCAATAACTCTGCCTCGAAAGCCACTCTCCTGTATAACGAATCTGAAAATAGGCAGAATGAAGCAGGCTTTATGTCTCGCTACTCTGGTCATGAAATTGACATGATTTTTGGCAAGAAGATGGAGTTATACAATAATGCGATGACCCAGCAGACAGGGCAGCCGCATGAAGCTACCTTGGCAGAAAAGGCTATGGTTGCCCAAACCATTAACGCACCCATACCTGCGCTTACTCAAGAACTCTCTCGTGTGGCCAACTATGGAACGCCTGCGGAAGCCGTAGAGGCCGCCCGTAGCATGGTCATGTTGGATAATAACAACCTAGGCGTCACTATAGGCGGCATGTCAGACAAGGATAAATCGATTCTCAATACGTTTAAAGACCTTCGAAGTGACACCACTTACAGTCCAGAAGAGTCCCTCAAATTGGCCAGAGAACAATCTAACGTAGATGATAATACCAAACAGTCACGGTTGAATCGATGGAACGACATCAAGAAGGAAAAAGATTACTACAAAGATACTGCGGCAAAGATAAAGCGTATTGGCGATAACATTGGTGCTAAGACAGGGTGGTTCAGGGAGAGAAATCTTGTCCCTACTGGGCTAGATGTTTCTTTCGATCGGATTATGAATCGACTAATTCCCCTCTATGCAGACCCTGCGAAAGCTGAGGCGGAAGCATTCCTGCAACTGTCTAGAGTTAACAAACCCACCAACGTCAATAACCGAAATGAATTAATGAAGATGGCACCTCCGCCCGAAGTATGGAACGACCGCTATCGTGCCTTAAAAGAATTTGTAGACAAGAGTAATGCCCATAAAGCGGCTGGAGGATTCGTGCTGAATGACGTTGACTGGCCGAACGCACCAGATATTGATTCTCTATATAGCCAACCACCCATTGGCGGTGACCTGGTTATAAATGTAGATGGAAAGCCGCGTAAGATTATCATAGAGGGGGATTTAACAACGCAATGGGGTTCTGATATGGTGCCCAGTTACGCGTTCTCATATCTCGATGATGACGGCGTGGCAATGGCGCTTATGGATTTCAACACTGGTGAACAGGCTAGGTGGATTCCTGACTATCTCGGTATTGATAAGAGGCTTAAGCTGAAGTCCCCTGACCAAAGAAAAACGGAAGCCATAGAAAAAGCGCATGCTCAACAACTTCGTGCCTTCGAAGATGAGCGCATAAATGAAGCAGGGGTATACAATCCGATTATTGGAGGCATTCAGTAATGGATGAAGAGACCAAGACACCTGACAAGCAAGAAGTTAAGGTTCCTTCTAACATTGCGCCACTGCTATTAGACAAGACGCCTATCGGCAATTACGAAATTAGTAATGACACGTTTGAAGAGACGAACGCTGAAAAACCAAAGCTGAACCAGGGCTTCTTCGAGACAGCTCAAAAGTTATTCCCCGCCAACCCCGTATATCGGAAATTCATGCAGGTGCGTGATGAAGTCTTGGCTATCTCGGAATACATAGAAAACCCAAACGAAAAGTTCAACATGTGGCAAGAGCAATACATGTCCCAGATAGACCCTGAGTACTGGCCTGAAGCGTCCTTTGCCAAGACTGAAGGTCAGTTCTTTCGCAAAGTGGCTGAAATTAATCAACGCATCGAAGAGCGCCAAACTCTCGAGGAAAACAGCGGTTGGACCAATCTGTCAGCAGGCATTGCCAATGGCATCGTAAACCCGCTTAATTACGTCGCCATGGGTACAGGACTGGTTAATCCTACCCTTATGCCGTTCTTGAAGAATATCGCCACCAAGAGCATTCCAGCGGCCATGACAGGCGCTGCTATCGATGAGTTTGACCTGCATTACAACCATCAAATGCGGACCTTTGAAGAAGCCATACTTAACACTGCTTTCACTGGTGTGTTGGTCGGAATTCTAGGTGGAGTAGGACAAGGCTACCGTAGCCTTAAAATGCAAACCTATAAGCAAATGATAAAAGACCAAGTCCAGGGTGCAGATATCAAGTTTCGTGTCAATGACAAAGGTGAGTATGCAGGGTTTGCTGTGACCGAGCATCCTAAGTCTGCTAGCTCCGGCGCAGTTGAGAATCCAGTCACTCGTTATATCGACCTGGAAAATGAAAGTCTCTATGGTTGGGGAAAAGATGGCAAGATACGCCCTGCAAACCTGCCTATATGGCTGGGCGCAAAACTTCTTCAGAATCCTATCCTTCGTGGATTGACCAGCAAGTCGGCTTCAGTCAGAGGCTTCGTGAACGACGCTCTAGAGCACAATCTTGACTTAACCATGACTGAGAAGGGATTCAAAGCACCCCCTCAATCCATTCAGTCCGCTATACAAGACCGGATGACAAACAACCATAAGTTCAATGTGCGTACATTAGAGGGCTATTACAAATATCTCGGTGTCGATCCAGATAAGTCTTTTATCGGCAAAGCCATGGAAGCCAGGACTAAGCGTGCCGCAGAGAATGGCGAGCAAATATATACCTATTCCCAATACTTAAAGCAGCTTAATATTGCAGCAGTAGAGGGCGGAGTGCATGAGAACGGAAGCATAGCGGGAACAGCAAAGGAGCTAATTCAAGAGCTTTTCGACCCCATTTATGCGGATGCTGTTGAACTGGAATTGTTGCCATCTGACTTAACACCCGCAATGGCAGCCCAACATGTAATGCGCGTGCATGACAGGGAGTGGATAGCAGCCAACAGACCCGCTACGTTAAGTTTTTTAATCAATGAATTTACCGAAACAAACGACAAGCTTATCAAGATACAAGAACCCATTCGCTTATCGGAACAAAGGATTTCCGCTTTAGAAAATGAAGTGAAAGCCGCAAAGAAAGCTGATAAAAAAGCCCTACAAGCCGAGCTTAAGAAAGCAAAGCAAGCGCTAGCAGAACAGGAAGATATTCTAAATAAAAAGATTAAAACCAATTCACATCCTGAAGAATTAACAAGGGACATGCTAATTGGTGAAGGAAAAGACAGGCGCTTAAGACCCATTGCAGACATGGACAGCATCGCTGAATCAGCCAATCACACTATCGAAAAGATATTACGTCTCACCGAAGAGCAAATGAATGAGGATATTGTAGGTTTCTTAAGGTCCGGAACAGCTGGAACCGATCCACTTAAGCGCCGCACTCTAATGATATCTGATAAAAAAATGCTGGAATTCGGAATGCTTAATGGCGACATACGGGTTGCTTATGGGGCATACAACACCCGTATGTCTCGCTTAATTGAGATGGAGAAGTATCTAAAGTCACAGGGCTACGATGGTAAAGGCGGTCGACTAGAGTTCCTTACTAATGGCATTGACAATGATTATCGTCTAATGAGGCAAGAAGCAGCAATTAAGCATGCTGAACGTATAGAGGGGAAGTCTGGTAAAGAACTGGAGAAGCTGGAAACCATCTACAGAAAAGAAAACATAAAGCTTGCAAAGTCTCAAGAACGAGATGTAGAAACCGTATCAACGATATACAAGCGCCTAATGGGTCAAACTGGGGTCAAATATGGCAGTTTCCTAAAGCTTGCTAATGCCGCCAAGAAATGGCTATACGCTACTGAACTAGGTGCCATGACTCTATTGCAGCTTCAGGATATTGCGGCGCCCATATTTAGAATGGGGTGGGGAAGGTTCCTTAATCATGGCACCCTACCTTTTCTAAAGAATATGGCGAAACTAGACTTTAAAGCCAATAAGCGACTGCGTGAAAATGCACAGGACTTAGGTCTCGGGATAGATTCTGCCCTGGCTTTCCATAACATCGGTTTTTCTTTTGAGAGAGACAGCTTTGTTCCCTTGAACTTCGCTGAGCGTGCTTCAGACAAGATGGCTAATGCCATGGGTATCGCTAATCTATCCAACTTTGTGGGTGACGTAATGAACCACATGTCTGCTACCGCAACCGCCTCAAGCATTATTAGGGACCTAGAGCATGCCATTGCAGGAACGCTCGATGAGAAGTGGGTTAAAAGATTGCTTAATTTACGCGTAGACCCCAAAAGCGAAGTCGCTCAAGAACTACTTCGGCAAGCAAAGAAGTATGGCACATGGAAGTCTGGCGCAGTCGATCCAAATCTTACCCTATGGGATATAGAAACCCCCCTGCAACGTCAGGCGTTACAGTTATTCCGCACTGCTATACGAAAAGAAACCAGATCGGTTATGTTCTCAGGGTCAAATATTGCTTCCTTCCCCGTGGGCGGAGAGCCCAATGGTATGCTAGGTGCATTTATCATGTACATGGGATGGGGTCTTAATGCAGTAACCAACTTCACTATTCCTATGTTCCAGAAGCTAGACATGAGTCGAGTAACTTCGGCTATGTCTATGATACTCATTGCCTCTACTGTAGAACCCATTAGAGCCTGGGCATCTGGCAGGGAAGTCAAAGAAGAAATGCTAGAACCAGGAATGCTATTTAAAGAAGGCGTTTTAAACTCAGGATTACTGGGCACATTCTCTGACGTGTTTAACAAGCTAAATGAAATGGGCGATGTATTCCCAAGCCTTAGGGTCGATCGATTCAAGAATACACGGGGAATGGTTACCTTTGGTCCTGAAAGATTGGTTATGGATTTAGTAAATGTAATGGGCATGGTGGCCAACAATGAGTATAATAAGAAAGACCTTAAACGGTTGATAAAGAACTTAGGCCCAGTGGCTAATATTCTTTATATGAGAAAACTGTTTAATGATTGGCTCGATAGTATGGATATACCCGAGACCAGAGCGAAGGCAGAAAGGCTAAAGGAATGGCGCTAGATGGCTGACATAATCGTTACTGACCTAACACCGCGTGTCCAATACACGGCCAGTGGCGGCGCTACTGTCTTCATCTATTCCTTCCCTATATTCGCCAATACCGACCTTAATGTTTACTTAACCCCTGTAGGGGTCGCCCCTGATGATGTCACTCAAATACTGGTCTATAACGTCGATTATACTGTCACTAATTCTGTGCCTCCTACTGTTGGCGGAACCATTACTCTAAGCTCTGGTGCTACGGCAGGCGACGTTATCACGATTGTCCGTAATCAGCCAGATAACCGCCTAAATAACTACCTCAATGGCGGGCTATTTGAAGCCACGACAGTAAACACAGATTTTGACCGCACGGTCTTCATGGCCCAACAGAACAAGATGTACGACCGGGCGGTGGGTGTTCATTACAATCTATCTGCGCAGCCTGTGGCCCCTTTAGATACAGTACTACCTGTACTGGGTGCCAATGAAGTCTGGATGAAGGACGGTGCGAACACAGCGATTATTGCGGTGGACATCACAGGCGGGGCAGGACTGGTTAACTCTGTTACGGGTACGGCCAATGAGATTACCGCCTCTCCCACACAAGGGAACGTGGTTTTGAGTATCCCTTCTACTTTTGTGGCTCCTGGCACTATCCGTGCGGTGACCAGCATATCCTCACCCAGCTATCTGTTGACGGGCTCTGGAAGCGGCACCATTTCTATTTTACCTCAAGCAGCTGCCGGGACCTATAACTTCAATTTACCTACCACTGCTGGCACTTCTGGGTATCTTCTCACCTCAGCAGGTGGGGCAGGCTCTCCCATGACCTGGACTGACCCTGCCTCAATAACCCCCACAGGGGCTGCTTTAACCAAAACAGACGACACCAATGTCACGCTAACTTTAGGGGGAACGCCTGCAACCGCACTCGTGAGAGCTGCTAGCCTTACCCTGGGCTGGACAGGTCTGCTGTCGTTAGCAAGAGGGGGGACAGCTGCGAATCTCACGGCCAGTAATGGCGGCCTGGTCTACTCTACTGCTTCAGCTTTGGCGATACTGTCTGGCACATCTACGGCGAACCAGATACCTTTATCAGGCGCTAATGCTGCGCCATCATGGAGTACGGCCACTTATCCCTCCACCACGACCATTAATCAAATACTTTATAGTTCATCCGCTAATGTCATTGCAGGGCTTGCTACAGCCAATAGAGCTGTGCTTACCACAGGTGCCACGGGTATTCCTGTCTTAACAGCCCTTGCAACCGATGGGCAGCTTATTATTGGCTCTACATCTGGTGTACCTGCTGCGGCCACGCTTACTGCTGGCGCTAACATGACCATTACAAATGCCGGAAACAGCATTACCTTGGCATCAGCAGGCGGCGGTATATCCTGGCAAGCCGTTCAAACGACCAACTTCAGCGCCACTTCAGGTGACGGTTACGCTGTTAACACTACGGGTGGAGCTATTACAGCCACTCTTCCTGCAAGTCCTTCAGCGGGCGATATTATTAGCCTGGTGGACTACGCAGGTACCTTTTCATCCAACAACTTAACTATCGATCCAAATGGCCAGAAGATAGACGGCTCTACATCGAGTCTTGTTCTGATGAACTCCCGAGAGGCGGTTCAATTGGTTTACATTGACGCTACTCAAGGCTGGCTTGCGTATGGCGGCAGCCATGGATCGGCCCCTGCTCCTGGAACCTATTCTGCTTCTTATCTGGTTGTCGGCGGCGGCGGTGGTGGCGGCGGCGGATGGGGTGGCGGCGGTGGCGCGGGTGGCTTCTTAACCGGAACTGCCACCCTAACGACTGGTACAGTTTATACCGTTACTGTAGGAGCAGGGGGTGCTGCGGGAAGCAATGCGCCTACTGTTGGGGGAAATGGGAGCAATTCTAGTGCTCTGGGCGCAACTGCAATCGGCGGCGGTGGTGGCGGAACTGAATCTTCCCCTATCGGACCAGGTGCCAATGGTGGCTCAGGTGGCGGTGGCGGCGGTGTAGCGAGTGGAACTGGCGGAACAGGCACGGGTGGACAAGGTAATAATGGCGGTTCAGGACTCGGCGGCGCCGTTGGCACGGCAGCCGGGGCTGGTGGTGGTGGCGCAGGTGCCGTTGGTGCCAATGCTTCTGCCGGAACAGCTGGAAATGGCGGAAACGGATCGTCTTCCTCTATCACAGGGTCATCAATCACTTATGCAGGTGGTGGCGGCGGCGGTGCTCAAGCTACTTTCGGCACAGGCGGAACGGGTGGCGGTGGCGCAGGAAGTATTGCCGGGAGCAATGGAACGGCTGGAACCGCAAATACGGGCGGTGGTGGTGGCGGCGGCGGCGGTACTACAGGTACAGATTACG